CAAAGAACGTGAGGTTGATAATCCAAAGTACGCCATGCGCTGCTGGCTGCTCTCTCTCGGCTTTATTGGTGACGAATACAAGGTTAGCAGAAAAATCCTGCTGAAAAACCTCCCCGGCAGCAGCGCATTCAAAACTCCGAAAGGTGGTACAGGTGATGAGCAATAGATTTCCTTCAAGAGAAACCGTCGAACGTATCCGCGCTCAATATCCCGTCGGGTGCCGTGTGGAACTGATAAAAATGGATGACATACAAGCTCCTCCTATTGGTACTAAAGGAACGGTCACGGGCGTGGATGACATTGGAAGCATAATGGTTTCATGGGACAACGGCAGCACGCTTCATATCGTATATGGCGAGGATATATGCCGGAAAATTTAATTGAAAAATACACAATTACAGTAGTTTTACGAGCAACAAAGATTGTGTAGTATATGCCGATTTATATCGTGTAATTGCCTTGCTATGCTGTGTTTTCTATGGCTATATGTAACCTACCGCAAGGGAAAACACACTATAAGGAGGACATCAACATGACAAACCAACTTCATCTGAACCAGACGGTTCGCAACCACGGCATTCTCGCCAAGATCGTCGGTTTCCATGAAGTCACGGGCGACCCAATACTCCGCCCGCTTTGGAACGACGGCACCAAATGGCTTGCAAGCGCAGCCATGTGCGAGCCGGTCGATATTAATCCCGCCGAGGTCTCGCAGCACAAAAACGGTCTTGTGAACCTCGATTAAGCCAAACATTAAAAGAAAGGAGAAAAGCATGGACTACCGAAAACTCATCGACGAGCAGCTTGGCGACGGATACACTTTCGTGAAGGTTTACAACGCTTTTGAAAACGGAGAGTTGCGGATTATCGTCAAGGACGCGCAGGGATGCGAACACCGATATATTTTAGTGGATGGCGAACTAACGGAAAAACCCTAACCTAAAATCGAAAACAGCCGAGAACACCCCGAAAGGGGCTGTCTCTCTTGCAGACATTTTTAGAAGGCTTGCCTGTGGCAGGTCATTTTTTATGCCATTTTGAAAGGAGGCGGCTGATATACGAAAACTCAAGAAATACACACCAACTCGTTTTATGATGAAGGATTCCGTTTACTGCAAAGAAGCCGCCGACTATGCTGTCGCTTTCATTCAGGCCTTACGTCATACCAGCGGCATATGGGACGGTCGGCCTTTTGAACTTATAGATTGGCAGGAACAGATCATTCGAGATGTGTTTGGTGTTCTGAAGCCAAACGGCTACCGTCAGTTTAATACAGCATATATCGAAATACCAAAAAAGAATGGAAAGTCAGAGCTTGCCGCGGCAGTTGCACTTTTGTTGACTTGTGGCGATGGCGAACAGCGCGCAAAGGTATATAGCTGTGCTTCGGATAAGAACCAAGCAAAGATTGTGTTTGAGGTTGCTGTGGCGATGGTGCGCAAATCACCGGCATTAACAAAGCGGGTTAAGATAACTGAATCGACAAAAACCCTTGTATATATGCCCACGGAGAGTACTTATCAGGTGCTCTCCGCGGACGTGGCAAATAAGCACGGATTCAATACCCACGGGGTTATTTTCGATGAATTGCATACACAGCCTAATAGAAAGCTCTTTGACGTTATGACCAAGGGGAGCGGAGATGCCCGAATGCAGCCACTATATTTTTTGATTACAACTGCTGGCGACAATACGAACTCCATTTGTTATGAAGTGCATCAAAAAGCACTGGATATTCTATCAGGACGCAAGACGGATCCAACATTTTATCCTGTAATCTTTGGGGCTGCGGAAACGGATGACTGGACGGATCCAAAGGTATGGAAAAAAGCAAACCCCTCCCTTGGTATCACAATAGGATTAGACAAGGTAAAGGCAGCTTGTGAGAGTGCAAAGCAAAATCCGGCTGAGGAGAACAGCTTCCGGCAACTCCGGCTGAACCAGTGGGTAAAACAGTCTGTACGCTGGATGCAAATGGATAAATGGGATGCCTGTGCTTTCGCCGTTGACCCGGAAGCCCTGCAAGGGCGTGTTTGCTATGGTGGGCTTGACCTCTCCTCTTCCACTGATATCACAGCCTTCGTGCTGGTCTTTCCGCCGCTCGATGAGGATGATAAATACACTGTTTTGCCGTTTTTCTGGATGCCGGAGGACAACATTGATTTGCGTGTTCGACGTGACCATGTGAATTATGATTTATGGCAGAAGCAGGGTTTCCTCAAAACAACTGAAGGCAATGTTGTGCATTACGGTTTCATCGAAGCCTTTATCGAGGAACTCGGTACAAAATATAACATCCGTGAAATAGCCTTTGACCGCTGGGGTGCTGTACAGATGGTGCAGAACCTTGAAGGTCTTGGCTTTACAGTCGTGCCCTTTGGGCAGGGCTTTAAGGATATGTCTCCACCCACAAAAGAACTGATGAAACTGACACTGGAGCAAAAAATTGCTCATGGCGGTCATCCTGTTCTTCGCTGGATGATGGACAACATCTTTATCCGCACCGACCCTGCAGGCAATATTAAGGCAGATAAAGAAAAATCGACTGAAAAAATCGATGGCGCTGTGGCAACGATTATGGCACTCGACCGTGCGATTCGTTGCGGAAACGACAATGGCGAGAGTGTATATGACAAACGCGGTCTGCTTATTTTTTAGCAAAGGAGAGTGATGTCTATGGGAATCTTTCAAGGAATATTCAAAGCACGTGACAAGCCTAAGGATGCCCTTGGCGGTGAGCGCTACAACTTCTTCTTTGGGAGCACAAGCTCGGGAAAGCCGGTTAACGAGCATACAGCCATGCAAATGACAGCGGTCTATTCTTGCGTGAGGATACTGTCTGAAACATTGGCGGGGCTTCCGCTTCACGTGTACAGATATAATGATTCGGGCGGCAAAGAGAAATATTTAAAGCACCCTTTATATAAACTGCTCCATGATGAACCGAACCCTGAGATGACTTCATTTGCGTTCCGCGAAACGCTGATGAGTCATCTTTTGTTATGGGGCAATGCTTATGCACAGATAATTCGAAACGCCCGTGGTGAGGTGATCGCTCTCTATCCTCTCATGCCGAACAAGATGACAGTTGACCGCGACAGTAAAGGTCGGTTGTTTTATCTTTACTCCCGCACTAGTGACGATGCGCCTACTCTTGGCGATGACAGTCAGGTATATCTCGCACCGTCCGAAGTTTTGCATATACCGGGCTTAGGCTTTGACGGACTTATTGGCTACTCACCCATAGCTATGGCAAAAAATGCAGTGGGACTTGCTATTGCTACTGAAGAATACGGCGCGAAGTTTTTCGCAAACGGAGCAGCACCGGGCGGTGTGCTTGAACACCCCGGCACCATAAAGGACCCGCAAAAGGTCAAGGAAAGCTGGAATGCTGCCTACCAAGGCTCACAAAATGCGCACCGCGTGGCTGTTCTCGAGGAGGGTATGAAGTACCAGCCGATAGGCATCTCACCCGAGCAGGCGCAGTTTTTGGAAACCCGGAAGTTTCAGATAAACGAAATTGCCCGTATTTTCAGAGTGCCGCCTCATATGCTTGCTGACTTGGAGAAATCCTCATTCAGCAACATCGAGCAACAGTCGCTTGAGTTTGTTAAGTACACGCTCGATCCGTGGGTAGTGCGCTGGGAGCAGTCCATGTGTCGTGCCCTGCTTATGGAAAGCGAAAAGCCAATCGTATTCATTAAGTTTAATGTAGATGGCTTGCTTCGAGGCGACTATGTTTCCCGCATGAGCGGATATGCAACCGCAAGGCAGAACGGGTGGATGAGCGCAAACGATATCCGTGAGCTAGAAAATCTCGATCGCATTCCGGCGGAGTTTGGAGGAGATCTCTACCTTATCAACGGTGCGATGACCAAATTACAGGACGCAGGTGCGTTCGCAAATACAACAAGATTGGAGGAAACCGAATGAAGAAATTCTGGAACTGGGTGCGGGATGAGGAATCCGGCACACGAACGCTCTACCTTGACGGTGTGATTGCAGAAGAATCATGGTTTGATGATGATGTCACCCCTAAGGCTTTCAAAGCAGATTTGAATGCCGGTGAGGGTGACATTGTTATTTGGCTCAACTCTCCGGGCGGTGACTGTATTGCCGCAAGTCAGATTTATGCCATGCTCATGGACTACAAAGGCAAGGTCACAGTCAAGATTGACGGTATTGCCGCATCAGCAGCGAGCGTTATTGCGATGGCGGGAACAACTGTGCTAATGGCCCCTACCGCTCTCATGATGGTACACAATCCACTGACTATCGCAATCGGCGACAGTGAGGAAATGCAGAAAGCCATTGCAATGCTCTCGGAGGTAAAGGAAAGCATCATCAATGCCTATGAAATCAAAACCGGGCAATCACGAACAAAACTCTCCCACCTTATGGATGCCGAAACTTGGCTAAACGCCAACAAAGCCATAGAACTTGGGTTTGCAGACGGAATTTTGGAGGATGAGAAAAAGCGTGTTCAAGCAGAGGATGTGACATTCGCTTTCAGCCGTCGGGCTGTAACAAACTCTTTACTTGACAAGGTTAAACCCAAATTGTCAAAACAGAAAACCAGTACCCCTATTGATGTCGCCAAAGCTACTCCTGCGGAATGGCTTGAGAAGCGGCTTTCTTTACTTCAACACTAAATTTTGAGGAGGAAAAACACATGAGTAAAATTCTTGAACTGCGCGAAAAACGCGCAAAAGCATGGGAAGCTGCTAAAGCTTTCCTCGATGCCAAACGCGGTACGGACGGTATGGTTTCCGCTGAAGATACCGCTACCTACGACAAAATGGAAGCCGATGTTGTAGCTCTTGGTAAGGAAATTGAACGACTTGAAAAACAGGAAGCCCTTGATCGTGAGCTATCAAAGCCACTGAATACACCTCTAACAGCCAAACCCTCAGTTCCCGGTGCTGATACCAAAACAGGGAGAGCTTCAGATGAATACAAAAAGGCGTTCTGGAACGTGATGCGCTCTAAAAATCCGCATTATGATATTAGAAACGCTTTGGAAGTCGGAGAAGATAGCGAGGGCGGATACCTTGTACCGGATGAGTTTGAACGTACACTCGTACAGTCTTTGGAGGAAGAAAATATTTTCCGTAAGCTGGCAAAAATCATTCAGACCTCCAGCGGCGACCGCAAAATTCCGGTAGTCACTACACACGGTACAGCCTCATGGCTCGACGAAGAGGAACTCTATCCCGATACCGATGAGGTTTTCGGTCAGACCTCTATCGGAGCATACAAACTTGGTACCTTCATTAAGGTGTCTGATGAACTGCTCAACGATTCGGTCTTTGATCTACCGAGCTATATCAGCACCGAATTTGCCCGCCGTATCGGATCTAAGGAAGAAGAAGCCTTCTTTGTGGGTGACGGTTCCGGTAAGCCTACAGGTATTTTCGCTGCAACAGGTGGCGCACAACTTGGAGTCACTACCGCAGGCGCTACCGCGATAACTGTTGATGAAGTTATCGACCTGTTCTATTCCTTGAAATCTCCTTACCGCAAAAAGGCTGTGTTCGTGATGAACGACTCCACGGTTAAGGCGATTCGTAAGCTGAAGGACGGACAGGGGCAATATCTGTGGCAGCCTTCACTGACCGCAGGCACTCCCGATACCATCCTAAACCGTCCCGTCTACACGTCTGCATATGTACCGACAATTGAAGCCGGTGCTAAGACCATCGCTTTCGGCGATTTCAAGTATTATTGGATTGCCGATAGACAGGGGCGCTCCTTCAAGCGTTTGAACGAGCTTTTCGCTACTACAGGTCAGGTAGGCTTCATGGCCACTCAGCGTGTTGACGGCAAACTCATTCTGCCGGAGGCTGTCAAGGTACTCCAGCAGAAGGCTTAACGGAGGTGCGGTATGAGCTATAATACAAAAAACTACACCGAACAGGGCGGCGAGAAAACCGTCATCGGCGGAACGCTTGAAATTAAGGAGGGAGCCTCGGTGACGGGGCTTCCTTCTGCACCGAATCAAGCCGCGAGTACTGCTACAAATGTTGCCGGACTCAAGGACGACCTCAACGCGCTGCTTTTGAAATTGAAGGACACAGGACTGATGAAACCCGATACATGGAATGTCTCAGCAGCTAATGCCACCACTGCTCTGAGCGAAGATATGACAGCCAATCAGGGTAAAGTCGAATCCATTACTTTCGAGGACAATGTCATTACAGTCACTGTTCCGGTTGACGAGCTGATTGCGTATGAAAGCTCGAATCCCGAACAAGGAACCCACAAATGGGTTGCCATCATCATAACAACAGGACTTCCTGCCATCACGGCAGTTAAGTATAACGGTAGTCAGCTGACCTCAGCCGATGCAGATGAAGCTGCTGCTGTCGGCGGGCAGGCCGGAGATATTGTGATGTGGCTGAAGTGCGACGAAATCGTAAATCAGCCGAAGTCGTTCACGCTCTGGGCATCCGGTTATCCCGCTGCCACATTCACTGTTGTCATCGCGGAACCGGAAACAGAAGAATAAGGAAAGGACGGTGGCGGAATGACGCTGCTTGAAAAAGTAAAGGCAAACCTTATTCTTGAGCACACGGTGGACGATGAACTCCTGCAGATGTATATAACTGCCGCCGTATCCTATGCCGAGAGCTACCAGCACCTGCCGGAAAATTTCTACAAAGACAATCCGATGCCGCCTACCACAGAGCAGGCCGTCATTATGCTGTCGTCCCATTTTTATGAGAGCCGGGACGGCAGCACGGGCGGCTTTTTCGCCGACAATGTGCAGGCCGGACAGCAGGTGTGGAACACAGTCAATCTTCTTATGAAGCTTGACCGGGATTGGAAGGTGTAAGCATGAGTTTTGGTAAGATGAACTCCTTCATTGATATTATCTCAACCGAGCCTACAAAGGATGCTGATGGTTTTGTCAATCATGGCGATACTGTAGTGGCATCGGTCAGAGCATATTTTGAACAGAAGAATTCTACAGAAAAGTGGCGCAATATGGCGCAGTCAGATGAGGTGAATGCCTTGTTCCGTCTCCGCACTATTCCCGGCCTTGCTCTTCACAACCGCCATGTTATCGTCTGCGAGGGCAAACGCTACAACATATGCTCGGTTGAAAATGTAAAGGGCCGAGGAATGTATCTTGAAGTATTGGCGGTAAGCGCTGATGGCTAAGGTCGATTTCAAGATGCCGGAGGAATTCCTGCTCAAAGTGTCAAGGTTGGCTGAAAAGACCGATGAGATCATACCGAAGGTTCTTGAAGCCGGTGCTGAAGTCGTATATGACAAGGTGAAAAGCAATCTGTCCTCTGTGGTCGGCAAAAACACGAAGGTTGAAAGCCGCTCTACCGGAGAACTTGAATCGGCGCTTGGCATATCTCCGGCGAAGCAGGACAGGGACGGCAATTTCAATGTAAAAATAGGCTTTGCAGAACCACGTTCTGACGGCGGCTCTAACGCTAAAATCGCCAACATCCTCGAATACGGCAAGCACGGGCAGCCGCCCAAGCCTTTTCTGAAGCCTGCCAAGAGCAAATCAAAAAATGCTTGTATCGAGGCTATGACCAACAAGCTGGAAAGTGAGATTGAGAAGCTATGAGCATATTATCTGAACTGAACACACTGTTTGAAACCGCAAATATCCCTGTCGAAACAGGCGTCTTCAGCGGAGTGCCACCTGATGAATACATGGTAATGACCCCGCTTACTGACACCTTTGCCGTTTACGGAGACAATAAACCTCTTGCGGATATAAACGAAGTCAGGATCTCGCTGTTCAGTAAAAACAACTATTTACAGAGAAAGAATCAGCTTGTGAGGATGCTCCTCCAGGCTGATTTTGTTATTACCGACCGCCGGTATATCGGACACGAGGATGATACCGGCTATCACCACTACGCCATCGATGTGGCGAAATACTACGAACTGGAGGAATAACAAATGGCTACTATCGGGCTTGATAAGCTCTATTACGCAAAAATCACAGAGGCTGCAGACGGTACCGAAACCTACGGTACTCCCATCCCGCTTGCAAAAGCAATGAAAGCGGATCTGTCCGTCGAGCTTGCTGAAGCTACGCTTTATGCTGACGACGGGCCTGCTGAGGTTGTGAAGGAATTCAAGAGCGGTAAACTCTCCCTCGGAATCGATGATATCGGTGTGACGGCCGCTGAGGATCTGACGGGTGCAAAGCTTGACGACAATCACGTCGTTATTTCCGGAAGTGAGGATGGCGGCGCTCCTGTTGCCGTAGGCTTCCGTGCGAAAAAGGCAAACGGAAATTACAGATACTTCTGGCTCTATAGGGTGAAATTCGGCATTCCGGCGACAAACCTCGCCACCAAGGGCGACAGCATCACCTTTTCTACACCCACCATTGAGGGCACGGTGTTCCGCCGCAATAAGACCGACGGAAACGGTAAGCATCCGTGGAAAGCCGAGGCCAATGAGGATGATACGAGCGTCCCTGCTTCCGTAATTTCCGGCTGGTACACATCTGTCTATGAACCGGTCTTTACTCCTGCTGCGGGAGGTGTTGATTAATGACTAATGACAGAAGTGCAATTATCAACATTGGCGGTAAAGAGTATGAGATGCTACTCACCACCAAGGCTACAAAAGAGATCGCCAGGAGATACGGCGGACTATCCAATCTCGGCGAAAAACTCATGAAGTCAGAAAACTTCGAGATGGCGCTTGATGAGATCGTTTGGCTTATCACACTGCTTGCCAATCAGTCGGTACTGATCCACAATCTTCAGAACCCTGCCGAAAAACAGGAACTGCTGACCGAGGAGGCTGTGGAGCTGCTCACTTCTCCGCTTGAGTTGGGTGAATACAAGAATGCCATCATGGATGCCATGCATAAAGGAACCAAACGCCATATTGAAAGCAAGGAAGAACCCTCTGGAGGTAACACCTCAAAAAACGCAAAAGTCGGGTAAGCGATGAAGAATCGTTTGCCCGGCTGATTTTTTACGGTGTGTCTCTGCTCCAACGCACCGAGCAGGAGGTCTGGCTGATGCCTATCGGCCATCTGCTCGACCAGTGGGAGATATATAAACAATTCAACGGTTTGTCGAAGCCGAAACGCGAGTATTACATCGATGAAATCATACCGGGCGGTATCTAAGGAGGTGGTGAGACATGGCAGATAACTTCGGCTTGAAAATAGGAGTCGAGGGTGAAAAGGAGTTCAAAAAAGCGCTCTCTGATATCAACCAGACTTTCAAGGTTCTCGGCAGTGAGATGAAGCTCGTCTCCTCCGAATTTGACAAGCAGGATAAGTCTGTAGCGGCGGTTGCGGCACGGAATGAGGTTCTGAACAAGGCAATCGATGCTCAGAAAGACAAAATCGCCACCCTCGAATCCGCCTTGAAAAATGCCGCCGACAGCTTCGGCGAAAATGACCGCCGTACTCAGAACTGGGCTATACAGCTAAACAATGCCAAAGCCGAACTTAATGGTATGGAGCGCGAACTGGACAATTCGGCAGATGCCGCTGAAGACCTTGGCGACGAACTGAAAGAGTCTGGAGATGAAGCTGAAAGTTCCGGCGGTAAGTTTGAAAAGCTGGGCAGCGTATTAAAAGGTGTCGGTGCGGCAATGGGCGCTGTCGCTCTTGCCGCCGGAGCAGCTGCAGTTAAACTCGGCAAAGAAGTCATTTCGGCATACGCTGACTTTGAGCAGCTGGTCGGCGGTGTAGACACCCTCTTTGGTGATGCATCACAGACAGTGCAGAACTATGCCGCGAATGCCTTTAAAACAGCTGGTATGTCGGCAAACGAGTATATGGAAACGGTCACGGGTTTCTCCGCAAGCCTGATCCAATCACTCGGCGGCGACACAGCAAAAGCTGCTGAAGTTGCGGATATGGCCATCACAGATATGGCGGACAATGCCAACAAAATGGGTACGGATCTGTCCGCCATTCAAACGGCCTACCAGGGTTTTGCCAAGCAAAACTATACGATGCTCGACAATCTGAAGCTTGGCTATGGCGGCACCAAGTCTGAGATGGAGCGTCTTCTCGCCGATGCCGAGAAAATATCCGGCATTAAATATGACCTGTCATCCTTCTCGGATCTGACTGAAGCTATTCATGTCATTCAAACAGAAATGGGCATCACCGGGACAACGGCTAAGGAAGCCACAGAGACCATTAGTGGGTCTATGGCCGGTATGCAGTCGGCTATCAGCAATCTGATGGCTGGGCTTGGCAACGCCGATGCAGACATTGAAATGTTAATCGGTAATGTAGTCGAGGCGTTCGGACACGTGGTGGACAACATCGTGCCTGTTATTGAGAATATCGTCAAGGCTCTGCCGCCTGCCCTCGACGGTATACTCAGGGCAATCGGGGATTTGCTTCCGACGCTTCTCTCCACGGTAGTCGACCTGTTTACGCAGGTGCTTGAAACACTGCTCAGTCTTTTGCCTGAGCTCATCCCCGCTGCCGTTGATGCAGTGCTCACTATCGTAGGCGCTTTGATTGATAATCTGCCCTTGCTCATTGATGCGGCTGTGCAGCTGATTACCGCCCTTGTAATGGGACTTGGTTCCGCTTTGCCGGAATTGATTCCTGCGGCGGTTGAGGCGATTATCACCATCGTTCAGGGTCTTTTGGACAGCATGGATCAGATCCTTGAAGCTGCCTTTGCCATTATACAAGGGCTTGCGGAAGGTTTGCTGAACGCTCTGCCGGAACTGATTGACGCTCTGCCCGAAATCATCATGACTATCATTGACTTTATTACCGACAACTTGCCCCTCATCATAGAAATGGGCATCGAACTCACCGTTCAGCTTGCGTTCGGACTGATTAAAGCCATACCGCAGCTTGTGGCGAGACTTCCGGAAATCGTCGCGGCTATCGTGACCGGCCTCGGCAAGGCAGTCGGGGCTGTGTTTGAAATCGGCAAGAACATCGTAACGGGACTATGGGAAGGTATCAAATCCCTCGGTTCCTGGATAGCGGATAAAGTCTCCGGGTTTTTCTCCGGCATTGTGGACGGTGCAAAAAGCCTGCTGGGCATCCACTCGCCCTCAACTGTATTCGCCGGTATCGGCGAGAACATGGGCCTCGGCATTGGTATGGGTTTTACAGATGCCATGAGGGGTGTTGAAAAAGATATAGCCGGTGCGATCCCCACCGACTTTGACCTTGATATGAAAACCGGGATTCATAAAGTAATGAACGACACCTCGCTTGATGTGAGGAAAACCGTTGAGCATACAGGTGTGATTCGGGTGGAAGGTGTTAATTCCACCGGTGAAATGACCTCAGTAATAGACATCATTGTCGACAGGCTCAGACAGGAGGTGCGCGTATGAGTTATTTGAAAAATACAGAAACCAATGAAATCATCACGCGCTTTGTGAGCCTTCGAAAAACGCAGGAAGTCATCCGCACAGTGCAGATCGCCCTTGACGGGACGGAATATCTTACCCGTTTCGGTTCGCCGACAGTGCATTATGAGCTGACTCTCTATGTGAATGAAGCCGGAAAAGCTGCGCTGATGGAAGCCGAGGATAGCGTTCCGATGCTTGAATGCTCGGTAAAACAGGGTGTTTTCAACGGAAGAATCATTGAACTCGGAGAGTTTGATTATCAGGCGGCTGGCTGGTATAAGGTCACAGCCACCCTTGCGGCGGTAAGCGAGGTGAGTGACCCATGAGAAGCATACCAACGGCGCTGAAAGAAAAACTTGCTAACCGCTTCAAAGTGGAAAACATTGACAGCATGGCAAATCTCCGTGTGGTAGCCACGCAGACCTCCATAAACTCGCTGCTCTCTGAGCCGATTCACGAGGATATTGCTCCCGCGTTCGGCGATGTGGCTGTGCGCCAGACCGCCGGTGAATCCGATTTATCTCTTGCCTATGCCATCTGTTTGGACGACGGTATCGCAAAGATATATAAA